CATCGAAATATGGAACTAGTGCACCTGGAAGAAGTGCCATTTGCATTGGCTGGATGGGTTTGCGTGGTTGGTTGGTCCTATGAGAGATGTGCTGTCTCATGCTGTTGGTTGCTCTAGATACTATCTTGTGCACACCGATTTTGTCGATCAAGGGCAGCGGCATGCCCAGCTGCACAGCCATCCATGTTGCGGCTTCGTTCCTGTCAGTTGCCGCTGCTGTTAGCCATGCCTTGGCTATCCCATCCATGTTTGGCTCGATCACCATCTGCTGCACTCTCTCATCTAGCCCAGGCTTTGCATTCAGTTCAAAGTCTTTTTTTCTTGTGGTTTGCATATCAGCACACACACTTGAGTATATTGTATCATTCACAAATTTATTGACGACGGCCAGCTCGGTACTACTGAGCTCCATTCTTGCTGCCAGTGCGCTTGCATACGCCGTAGCAGCATTTGGCTTATGCCTCATGGCCAGTTCCCTAGGCAGTTCGTCCTGTGTCTTCTGCCATTCTGGGGCTGGTGTGGCAGCCCCGAATAGATTCATAGCATTCAGAGCATCACGCCATGGCAACCCTTCACATAGCCAGCTTACTGTGCTTATTGTTAGTTTGCGCATGGTGTGCGGGTTGGCACCACGCCTAACACAGCTGGCTGCTGCCTCACTGACTTGTTGTGGATACTGCATAGCATTGTAGTTGCTAGTTTTGTACCATGAGCCACTCACAAAGTTGTTGAGTGCAGGGGCTAGTGGCTGCGCTGGTATAGCATGTTGGTTAGCACGCATATTATACTGCAAAAATTCCCCTGTGCCTGTCGATATGAGCAATTTCCTATGCTGTATTTCATGGCCTTGGAGCTCCAAAGCCCTACAGTACAGCACAGCATTCGACCAAGAGAACCCGGTAGCGATCTCGTCGTCGCCGCACATGTGCATCGATGATGGCCGTCGCCATTTGAGTTGGTTCGCCTCCAGTTGTTTGTAGGCCAATTGACTGTAAGCATAGTGCAACATTGTGTTGTCTCTGGCAGTGTCTCTTTCGCCACTGGACAAACCTTGATTCGAGAGTGTGCCACCAATCCAATGGT